CTCACGTATGATGACGACAACCTACCGGCTAACGGTGGCCTGGTACTCAAAGACTGGCAAAACTTCGCAAAACGGCTACGGAAAGCGCGTGGCCCGTTTCGTTTCTATCACTGCGGCGAGTATGGGGATACTAACGGCCGTCCTCACTATCACGCCGCGTTGTTCGGCATAGACTTTATGGCCGATCAAACGCTCTACAAGCTCAGCCCCCAAGGGCATGGGCTCTATAATTCCCCTTCTCTTCAAAGCCTCTGGCCACAGGGCTTCGCAGTAGTCGGTGCGCTGACGTATGAATCCGCGGCCTACGTGGCGCGATACGTCATGAAAAAAGTCACCGGCAAAAAAGCAGCTGAGCATTACGAACGCTGCAATCCTACTACGGGCGAGGTTTACTCACTTCGCCCGGAATACACAACGATGTCCAGAAATCCTGGCATCGGAAAAAACTGGTTGAATAAATATATAGACGATGTATACCCAGAGGATTACGTCGTCATCAACCAAACTAAATCACGTCCTCCAAAATACTACGACGCCCAACTCTCTGACGATGATCTCGTAGAGTTAAAACGGCGGCGACGCTCACAAGCAACTAAACACTCAGCAAATAACACACCGGAGCGCCTCCGGGTTAGGGAAAAAATACAACAACTAAAAGCGAGGCAACTGAAGCGACAATGACTCATCAATCAATAATTCAAATCATTCTGCTAAATGCTGTTAACCTGGCCAAAGAAATACTCCAAGCCATAGAGACAGCACTAAAAGGAATCACTCTCACATGAAAATCTTCTCTGTTCGCGACTCCAAGGCCGAAGCCTTCCTACCTCCCTTCTTTGCTCAAACGGCTGGCGTAGCCATCCGTCAATTCGAATCAGCTGTAAATGACGAAAGTCATGACATGCATCGATTCGCGGAGGACTACACCCTGTTCGAGCTGGGTGAGTTCGACGAATCAAGCGGCGCACTCCTACCACTCGATACACCCCATAGCCTTGGCCTGGCCATAGGCTTCATTAAACCTAACAACGTGTCCGCAATTCGGACACCAATCGCCGGAGGCGAATAAAGATGCAATCAACAACAGGTGGCCAGCATCAATTCTCTCAAATACCGTCCGCTGAGATTCAACGCTCTGCCTTCAATCGCTCTTGCGGACTCAAAACAACCTTCGATGCAGGATGGCTCGTTCCTATCTTCTGCGACGAAGCTTTACCGGGTGACACGATGTCACTCAAAATGGCCACCTTCGGTCGCATGGCGACTCCACTGCATCCAGTAATGGATAATATCTTCCTCGACGTCTTCTTCTTCTATGTCCCCAATAGGCTGCTATGGGACAACTGGCAGAAGTTCAACGGCGAACAAACCGACCCAGGAGACTCAACGGACTTCCTGGTGCCCACGATGGACGCACCCGCGTCCGTGGGACATCTTGTCGGTTCTCTCAGCGATTACCTTGGAATACCAACGGACATCGCTGATCTAACACACTCTACACTCTGGCATCGCGCCTATAACCTTATCTACAACGAATGGTTTAGGGACGAAAATCTAGTCGACTCCGTTATCGTAGATAAGGACGACGGGCCAGACGCCTCGACGGACTACACGTTACTCCGTCGAGGCAAAAGGCACGACTACTTTACTTCGTGCCTACCCTTCCCCCAGAAAGGCCCTTCAGTAGAACTACCACTAGGGACCAGCGCGCCCGTCTCTATTCTCCTGGATGGGCCGGCATACAGGTATGCAACTGGTGATGGTATCCCGACGTTCGAAGTCGATGCGACTACGGTAAGCCTGCAAGGGCAGGCGTCCGGCGCGGCGACGTCGTGGACAGTAAACACGGGTGGCGGTATCGCGTCGTGGGAGGACCCAAAACTATTCACAAATATCGGCAACGCTGTGGGTACTGGCACGGCCGACCTATCATCCGCCACCGCAGCAACCATCAATCAAATACGCGAGGCTTTTCAAATTCAACGCCTTTACGAGCGGGACGCACGAGGCGGCTCTCGCTATACCGAGATCATTCGATCTCATTTCGGTGTCGTGTCGCCGGATCAACGGCTACAACGACCCGAATACCTCGGTGGAGGTTCCTCCACCGTTATAATCAACCCTGTCCCTCAGACAAGCTCAACCGATGCAACATCGGAACAAGCCAATCTTGCAGCTTTCGGAGTCTTCTCCGGTCAAGCTCAAGGCTTCACCAAATCATTCGTAGAACACGGCGTCATTCTCGGCCTGGTGTCCGCCAGGGCCGATCTCAATTACCAGCAGGGCCTCCTCCGGCAGTTCTCACGTTCCACACGTTGGGACTATTACTGGCCGGCCTTGGCGCACCTGGGCGAACAAGAGGTCCTAAATAAAGAAATATATGCTCAAAGCGACGCCAACGACGATCTAGTCTTCGGATATCAGGAACGCTACGCGGAATACCGCTACAAGCCGTCCATGATAACCGGACAATTCCGTTCTACATATGCAACACCGCTGGATACCTGGCATCTCGCCCAGGACTTCTCCAGCCTCCCTCAACTCAATCAAACTTTCATCGACGAGAATCCGCCAATCGCGCGGATTGTCGCGGTTCCTTCGGAACCCGAGTTCCTCTTCGATGCCTACTTCCAATATAGATGTGTCCGGCCGATGCCCACGTATTCGGTCCCGGGACTCATCGATCACTTCTGATGCTATTCATCGGCGCATTGCTAGGGCTGGCGGGGACTGGTCTCACCGCCGGCATCTCATATAAAATCGCAAAAGAAAATCGCCAGTGGCAAGAACGCATGAGCAATACTGCGTACCAGCGTTCTATGTCTGACATGCGGACAGCAGGTCTGAATCCAATCCTGGCGTATAAACAAGGGGGTGCATCAACCCCCGCCGGCAATGTCGCTCAAATGCCCGACTTCGGAGCAAGCCTAACCAACGCTTGGACCAAAACTTCGCAACGTAAACTGATGAAATACCAAACACAGAAAGAAGAAGCACTCCGCGATAAAGCGGACTCTGAAATCTCTCTCAATCGAGAACTCGAAAAAAAGGCGATTGCCGACGCGGCTGTGTCTGGCAATTCGGCGAAAATGATCGATGTAAAAACACAACTGGAAAGAACTTTAATACCCGCAGCGCTCGCAAAAGAGGAAATTGACAAAACGGGCGTCGGAAAGGGCCTCCGCTGGATTAAGCGGGGCAAAGAAGCAATCAACCCATTCGGAAAGGGGCGCTAATGCCGTCAGTGATTCCACACGACCGAGTCTCACTCGACTTCACCGATCAAAAATCCAGAACGAAACAATCGTTCATCGAAGAAACAGACGTCAACACCATCATGGGGCGTTGGCGTCGCACAGGGGTCATCGAGCACCTGGCCAAAGCCGAGCCACGCTACGGCGACTTCGATACTGCCGACGACTATCTCTCTGCAATGCAAAAGGTCAAAGACGCGGACTCCGCGTTCTTGGAGCTTCCGGCCGAAGTCCGGGCGGCCGTCGGCAACAATCCTCAGGGACTCTTGGCCTACTTGGCCGATCCCGCAAATCTCGAGCGATCGCGAGAACTAGGCCTGGTGGAACCGGCTCCCGCGGAAGCCGAGCCAGGCCCCTCGTCACCTGATGAAGGCGAACCAACGCCCGAAGGGTGACACCCAGTCGGGGGGGAAACCCCCCGACTACCAGTTACTCTCTTGATGTTAACTGGTGGGACTGACACCATGTACTCAGTCCCACAAAAAACAACGATCGAGGAGACTCCATGAGACGACGTAAGATCGCAAAACGAAAATCTAAGAAGCTCTTCAGAAATGGCGCAAAACGCACAAACGGCAAGAATGTGCGCGGTCGGCCCATGAGGGGCGGCTGGCGCCTGTAGGCCACGTTACGTGGCCTGCTACAACCCTCTGAAGGGGTACCGCGGACCCGGCGGCAAGGTCGTATTCACGCATACGGCCGGCTGGGTCGACCGCCACGTTACAGTGGCGTGCGGTCAATGCCTCGGCTGCCGACTGGAACGGTCGCGCCAGTGGGCTACCCGCTGTATGCACGAGGCGTCCTGTCATGTCCAGAACTCGTTCGTCACTCTCACGTATGATGACGACAACCTACCGGCTAACGGTGGCCTGGTACTCAAAGACTGGCAAAACTTCGCAAAACGGCTACGGAAAGCGCGTGGCCCGTTTCGTTTCTATCACTGCGGCGAGTATGGGGATACTAACGGCCGTCCT